CCGCCGATCCGCGCCATGCTCGAGGCCACGATCCCCGCCGCAGCCAGCTTTTCCGGCGGCGAAACGGTCGCAACCTCCGGCGAATCCCCCGGCTTACCCGCACCGGGCGCATTTTTTACAGAAGGGGCGGGGGTCAACCGCTCGCGCTCGGTTCTTTTGATATTCGCGAACCGCTGTTCTAAGTCTGCCAGATATTCCTCCAGGTTTTTGAACACCTCTGGCGCATTGGCGACGCCGTCCTTGAACGAATCGACGACATTGCGCGACGTCTCGCCGATCCGGTTCACCAGCAGGTCGCGAATCGATTTTTCCTGGTCCGCCTGCGTGCTTAAACTGTCTCGCTTATTCTGCCGAATATTGGCACCCGCCTCGGCGAAGTCCTTACCGATCACCCGCAAACCAGAAAGCGATTCCATCAAGTTAGCCAGCACCTCATACATCACGTTGCCAAAGCCCCGCGCTGCCCATTCCAAGCCATCTTTCATACCCTTCCAGAAATCGGCTCGGGTGAGTATCTGGAAGATCGTCAGGCTGTTCTTAAATGCCTCACCGATGTAAGTGCCCAACGCCGAAGCCACTCCGAAAAGCCCCTTGACTAACTGATTTAGCGCATATTGAAAAGCCAGGGTGAGCCCATCGCGCAACAGGTCCAGCATCCCTGCCTTACCGAGATCAGCAAAGCCGTCCTTGATCAAATGTACAATATCTCGAGTCGTCTCCCGTAAAGCCTTCATTCGATCGAGCGCTGCCTGGATGTGGGGCTTTAAAACCGGGATCAACTCCGTACCAATGATCCGCTTGAATTCGAGCATCTCGTTTTTCAACCGGGCGAACATCCCCGAGAGCGTGCCCCCAACCATCTGCGCCCCGCCGGCGAATTTCTCAAACGGCCCTTTCATATCGCGAAAAACGCTAATCACATCCTCCGCCGAAACCTTGCCCTTCTGAACCGCCTTAAACAAATCCTGTGTGGTATCAAACTCCATCGATTGGCGCAACGCCTCAAAGATCGGTACGCCCTTCTCCGCAATCTGCCCGCGCAGTTCCTCCATCATCGCTACGCCTTTACCTTTAACCTGGCCCAACGCATTACCCAGCAGGGAAATCTCCGCGTTCGTTAACCCGGTTGCGCCGCCAATATCCAGCAAAGCCTTGTTTAATTTAAGCGCCTGGGTTTCATCCATAGATTGAGCCATAAATTTACGGACGTTACCGGCCATCGACGCAATCGAGGCCCCCGTTTTTAACGAATCTTCCTGGAGCGAGCGAAAAATGCGCTCGCCGCCTTTCCCGTCAGCAGATAAGGCATCGAACGCAATCGTTAGGTTTTCCTTCTCCATACCCGCCTCCAGCACCCCGCTAAAGGCATTTTTCACGGCACCACCGAGACTGTTGGCTAACTGAAACCCGATCGCCAAACCCAACCCGGAGCCGAGCTTACGCAGTGCCGTCGTAGCACCCGAAACCGCCCGCCGTGCCGCCGAAGCCAATCCGCCAAACAACCCTTTAGCCAGGCTTTTCCCCGAGCGGGCCGCGTTGCGACTCATGCCCGTGGTAGCCGTCTTAACGGTTTTAATCGCAGATTTAAATTGTTTAATCTCCAGCTTCAGCTGGGCAGTGATGGCGGCCATTAAGCCTTCACGCGTGTCGAAGTCTCATCCCGGCAAGGCATGATTAATCCACGCCCCGTAGCTTTAAATCGAAACGCCAATGGCGAATCGCGCTGCTCGCCCTGGTATTTGTAACGTTGCAGATCAGCCAACGCCAATATAGGTTTTAGATGTTCGCTGGCGAAGTAACGGTTTTCAAACATCTTCACCGCCTTTGGCTTTAATTCTTTATTTTTACCCGCGCCAAAACACTCCCTGCAAAGGATCCTGTTTAACGGGTGCCCTTTGCATCGCTTGCATTCGGAGACTACGGTTTTAAACGAAATACCATCGGGAAAATCAACCAGTGCGCCAGGGCGGGTCAACGGCTCAAATACCGCCATTACCGCCGGGCGATCTTCATTAAGATTAATAGTGTTTTTAATCACTGTTCGAGTTTTCTCCGGCACCTCGGCAGGGTCAATCATCACGATTACGGCCCCATTGGTTGCTACTATCATTTCACCAAATGGCGTGGAACCCACCCATGGCGTTTGGATCACCGGGCGGCGTTCATCAAAGCTCACAAACTCGTAAAGAAAATGCCGAATCATGTTAATAAAAATAGGGAAAAGGTTCGGAATTGTCCCACCTTAATAGCTTCGCCTCTTTACCGTCTATATACTTTTGCATTGCCTTGAAAACGACCGCGCATAAAACCTCTTTTGATAACGTTTTACGAACCTTTAATGACTCTCTTGCCAGTAACTTTCTCAATGTCAGCGTTGTTCGACTTCCTATACCAGTTTCTATTTCCTTCCAGAATTGAGTCACGGTTTCCCGATCCGCTACCAATTCAGCAGGTACCGATACAGCAACTCTAAGCGTAACTGGTAACAATTGATCAAGGAGTCTTGAGCGCTGCAGCCAAAATTCGATAGACTCCTCATGCTTTAGGTAGGTTTCCCATAGTTGCCGCCTAGTGATTGCTGCTCCACCGTGCATTTTTCTATAATCGTGTTGCGCTAATTTCATGGCAACAGTACTGACCTTTACGTGGTTTTTCACACCGTGCCACTTGAAGAAATCAGCAATTGTGCGCGGCGTTCCAGTGTCTTGGTTTTCAGCCGCCTTCGGGTCAGTCCCTTTCACAATCAACACACTAGGGTAAATCCCCGTTTTCAAAAATTCGGTAAGGCGGTGTTGGCCATCGTCCAGCTCTCCATTCCAATTAACAACAATCGTGGCACCGTTAAAAAGCCAATTGCCGTCTTTGAGATTTTGATTGATTACCGACAAATTACGCTTTTTTTTCACTCTTTGATTCGGCGACAAGTTAGCAAGTAAATCTTCACAAATTTTTTTCGTAAGCTGGACATATTCAACCGTGATTCCTCCGGGGATTTCTAATACATTTTCTCCGCATATAGATTTGATTTTTTCGTTAACCATTCTTGATAATACACACCATTAGAAGCGGCGCAAGTAGGTGCAAATCTAGACCCCAGGAGAGTTGCACCCAGTTGCGCTTTATTGCATACACCATCGACACTATAGACAACTTATAGGTATTCAGAGGTAATCAGAGGCACTCATTATAAATTCTATACATAACGCGGATACGCCATCACGAAAACCGCTAACAGCTAACCGCTAACCGCTAACAACTACCGAAACGGACTATCCTCGCCCATCCGATGCTTGATCTGCTTGATTAGATCGCGCTCCTTGGCTTTTAGTGCCCGCCTCATGCGCGATTCCAAGCCTTTCTGGCCGCTGGCGTAACTGACTGCATTGGTCATTTCGACTTTTAGCGAGTCGTCACTGATGGAGACCTTGGCGGAGCCGGGGCTGTTGTGGCGGGATATCCAGACGGGGGGATTCCAGCCGAATTTGCGGGCGGCTTCGTTCCAGCCAGCGGCCAGGCGGCCAACCTGATCCTTTTGGGATTTCAAATACCTGGTAAAATCGGTCTTCCAAACCTTGTGTTTCTTGCCGATGCCTTTCTTTACCCGGCCCCGGGGGTTCCTGTGCTGATTATGGATCGAGATTAGATTGCTGTACTGGGCCTCGCTTTTCTTGACCGGAAAAAACAACCGGTTCAAATCGCTTTCTACCGATCCTTCACCGGCTTTTTGGGCGAGCTTCGTAGAGTGGTTGCCGCTGGCGTTGGTGTTTTTTCCTGGCTTGTGCGGCGGGGTCATTTGCACCACCTCTTTCACAAACAACTTGGCCTGCTGCTCCAGTATTTCCTGGTTGGTCTTTTTCGATTTCGCAAACCAAACAGAAAGCGCATGGTTAAAGCGCCGGGTATCAAACTCTATTTGCAAATCGTCGGACATCGCTCTCTCTTCGTTCCTGGTTCTCGGTTCTTCGTTCTTCGTTGCCGGGCATGTTAACGAAGCACGAAGAACTAAAAAACGAAGCACAGAGCCGAAGGCTCTAAAACTCATCCTCCGCGAAAATCTCCCGCAAACGTTCCTCGGAAATTACCGCACCAGAAACGGAACCATCAGCCGAATTAGAAGCACTCGCAAACGGGTCAACCGTCCAGTGGGTTAAACTGCCCAGCTCGATGCAATGCAGATAACCGATCGCCCGCGAAAACGGCAGATCATACAAACAATAGCGTTCGCTCCAGCCGTAAGTGCTGGCCAGGCTGGCGATTAACGAAAACACCCAGCCCGGCGTTACTCGTTTCCCGGCGGCGGGCTTTCGTCGCCTGGGATATCCTCGGCCGGTTTCTCGGCCAGGTCGTAATTGATCCGCTGCTGATTGCTGATAATAGCCGTCATGCGTTTGGCCAGCTCGATCATCATATCTCCGGTAAGACGGCTTTTAAACGTCAGCAACCCGCGCCGAAATTTTTTCCGATGGATCGCAGCCGCCGCCTCATTCTCAGCCTCGTCGATCTCGAAACATAGATCATTAATTTCCTCCAACGGAGCCCACTGGCAATAAGCCATCGCCACGATCATATCCGCCCACCCCTCATCGTCGTCATCATCCGGCAACTCCTCGCCGATCCCCAACGATTCCAGGTGTAACTTCGTCGCCGCCGAAAACGGCCGAAACGTAAGATCTTCCAGGGTGAACTCCCCCTCGTAAAATGCGGCTCGGCTGGCTTTTTCACGCGTCATTCCTGGGATTCTAAACCGGCCGATACTCCCGCGCAAGCCGATCGATTGCAGTTTCGCGCTCCGTCTCGCTCAACTCCGCCGGTATCCAGTAGCGAGCCCGGCCCCGGTGAGCAATCACGTGTTTCGGAGCGTTTTTTACCGCATCACAAACAATCAAATGCTGGTCCGCTATGCGCTGCGCGGCGGCATGGTCGAGCCCGCCAACGTCTACCAGGGCCGTTTCCAGTATGATATGCGGCGGCGAGCTGGCCAGCTGGTGGCAAGTTTCGCCATAGGCGTTACACAGCGCCGCCCGATGGGCGAGTGCCTCGCAGGGCGGCGCTGTGCGGGTGCGGTTGAGAAAATAATCAGCAGCTTGCTTCGGCAGTAAATCAACCAGTTCGCCCCATTTGCGGGCGTGCGAGCCATCGAACAAAAAAACCCATTTGCGTTCGCCGGTTGCCAGGTCCACCGAATCTTCAAAATTGGTTTGTGTGGTCGCGAGTGGGTAACCGGCTTCGAGCAGTAGCGTTATTAAGATAAGGGATTTCGAGCGCAACGGCGAACCTGTCGCGCCAACCGGGTAAACTTTCCCCACATCCATTTTTACGGCTATTCGCTGAACTAACTAATTACGCTGCACTCGGCCAGTGTTGCCCGCTGGCTTCCCAGCTAGGGTTTTCCAGTTTTTGCTCTTCCTTGAGACTGAGTAACATCGTCACCCCGGTGGAAAATTCGCTGACTGTATCCGGCAAACCGCCATCGCTGCCAAGTGTCAGCGTGGCTGGCATCGAGCCGATCCCCTTGACTGTCCAGTTAAAGGTCGGATCAAAAAAGTATTGATGATCAAACGATCCATCCGCATCCAGGCCAACCGGTGCCTCGTCGATAACCTCCTCCAGCTCAAACGATTCACAGCCGGAGTAGCCAACCGATGTAAGGCCGAGTAGCGGACAGGCCGGATCGGAGCTAGCGTCTGGTGTCGGGGCGCTCGGTCCTGTTGGGTCTGCAATCGATCCCAGGTCATCGTAACCTTTGGCGCTTACATCAAATTCGGGATATTCTGAATTGGTTTCAGTGCGTTTCTGCGAGGTTATCTGTAGCGTGCCCGTGCTGGAGAGCGTGCCGGCCGCCAGGGTTCCCAGGGCATCACCGCCCATCCCTTTGTGAGTCACCTCGATGGTAATCAGCGGTTTCGCCGCCACACACTGGGTCACACCGTCCTGATCGCGCAGCGTAGCCGCCTCGATCGTTTTAGTCTCGGTAGACTCGTTTACATAGCCCACCGTTGGGGCCGATAGAGAAAATAAATCCTGTACGCCAAAAGCCATGCAATTTGCAACGCGTCAAAGGTTTTTTACCCCGTGTAAATATCGCCGCTCGATACCAGCGAGGCGCTCGCGCCCTTATATACCCCCAATGTTAGCTCGATGCCGTCCTGCTGCGGATCGCCTGTTGTTCCGATGTAGCCGTTAACATGGAACCCCTGAACCGATATCTCGTCACCGCTGGCTGTCCATACTTCCTCGCTCAAATGCGCGGCATTAACCGGCAGCTTGGGCGGCACGGCGGCGGAAAATACCGCACGCAGGAAACGCACATTACTCTGGTGGTCGGTTTCGTAGCCGGTTTTGTGCGGGCTGCTGGCCACGACCATCAGCCGGGCGTGGCCGATGCCGCCAACCAGGTGCGGACTTTCGGTCACTTGCGCGACGATATACGGCAGCGTCTCATTAATCGTCTCATCCCCGCTAGCAGCATGCACCGCTACCGGCAAATCATCCTCGGGATCGAGCCCGTCGCGATCGCGAAACGCCGCCTCGATAAAATTCTTTACCCCGTTCTCGATCTCGTTTTTCATTGTTAGCTTTTAGCGGTTAGCGGTTAGGTGGTTTCGCTGTAGGCTTCGCTGATGTAGCTATTCGGCGGGTAATCGGGATCGATTCGCGCCGGATGATCGGCCGGCAATCGCTCGTAATCACGGTTACCTAGCTCCAACTCAATAGCCGCGACCATCTTTTTTACCGCAGGGGTGGCACGCATAACTTGGAGCCCGCTGGCGACTTCCTCCAACTCGGCGGCTGTAAACTGGATCGTATGAATCATGGTTTACTTTTACTGATTAATCTGGCCGCAGCGCAGCAACCAGTGGCTTTCGCTTTGTGCGTGGTTTTCGTACACCCGCATGGTTTCGGTTTCGCCGTCCTCTTGCACCAGCGTAACCGCCGGGCGGGTTTCCAGGTTGGGCAGCGTGGCCAGGGTTTCTTTGGCTATGTATACAGTAGCGGAGCGCACGCGGCTAAAGCCGCCCTCGACCGTCTCCCGTTCCTCGATACCAATCACCAGGGCGCACGGTAGCGCTGTACTGTTGTCGTCGGTAAACGTGATGGTACCGGGAAAATCGGCAAGCATCCGTTTAAAAGCCCGATTCCGTCCAGAATTTATATGTCGTCTAGGCATGCCTAATTTGTAATGTCTAAAAGCTAACCGCTAATAGCTAACTGCTAAAAAAACCCAGCCGGAAATGACTAACCGGCTGGGCTTCTCTTGCTTGTTGCGATTGATGGGAAACAAAAACCGCTTCTCACTTTTCTTTGACCTCACTGAGTGGTATCCACTCACTCAATAAAATATAAAAAATTCGGGGCCGTGTTGTTTTAGCAGATGGCCCCTAAATTGCGGCTGCTGTTAGTCGTTGTTTTTTGGTGCGGCCCGTTTTTTGGGTGCCGCTTTTTTTGAAGTCTTTTCCCTTTCCTTTTTCTCCGGGGCCGGAGCGGGCTCGGCGGCGGCTGCTACTGATGCCGCGCCTTTGAGTTTGCGCTTTTTCGCTACGCCGTGCCGGGTCCAGAGTGAAATACCGGTATATTTCGCGGCTACCTCGGGATCGTTGATTAACTCTCCGTAGGTATCCAGCGCCGCCCGATAGGGTGCGGGTTGCCCAATGACCTCCAGGCCAGCCGGGTCATCCCCTGGTAATTCCGCTACAATAATGCCGATTTTCATATAGGTATATTATTAGGAAGTAATGATTCGCTTGAGGGCTGCTGCCTCGCCAGTCACATAACCGTAGTGCGCCTCGATGAACTGAGCTTCTTCGTCAGTATCAGGGTACGCGATGCGCTTATACTCAAGAGTTGCGCCTGTGTCGCTGTCGGTAACCTGCTGGTAATCAACCAGCAACTGGCGAACGCCTGCGGTTGGTGGGACCGGAGCGAACGCACATAATACTGCGCTCGGTCCTACTGCGAAACCTGCCAGGCGCTCGAAGAGCTGGTAGGTAACATCCGTGCCATCGTCGCTCGCATCCACTGCTGCGCCGCCTTCGGTAGCCGAAAGCTGGAAGGTGTCGTCGGTGGCGGAGATTACGTAGTAATCGGTTGATGTAGAGAAACCAGTTGGAACGGCTGTACCGGCGAGCTGAACAATATCGTTATTAGTTAGACCGTGGGCCACGTCGGTAAATACATCACTCGCATTAGCGAAGGTGCAAGCGGTGGCGGTGCCGTTGTTGGTTGGGACGCCGTTGCTGCAATAGGTATCGAAGCCCATAATGTTGGGAAGCATACCAGTATTCAAAACGTTCGATCCGCTCTGCGAAAGATCAATCAGCGCGGGTTGTTTGACCAAATTATAGTGAAACGCCGGGTTGAGAATCAAGCTGCGTGGAGTCTTGGGCCACTCAGCCTCTTCGCAATCCTGCGCCAAATCGGCAACGTCTTCCTCGTCGAAGTTAGCGGCTGTAGTCGCTGCGATCGTGTTGCCGGAAAAGTTTGCTTTCGTGACAACGCTCAAAACATCGGCCACGATATCGTATCCCAGTTTCTCGCCTTTGATCTGGCCGTGCTTAACCGGGTCGAAAACCGGCTGGCGGCTTACTTCGCGACCGGTGAACGAAAGCCCTTGGACCTTGTTTTTGTTGATCGTGATCGTTTTGGTCTGCGTATCGGTATCGGTTACGAGCGCCTTATAGGATCCGGCAGCATCACGCGAAGCGGAAGCATCGGTGGCCAAAGGGTAATAAGGTACGTCCACGGTATCGTCGCCCTTGAGGGAGACATCACGATAAACGGTTGAGAATGCATTCAGGCTAACGACTGATCTTTTAAACGCTGTTAGAGCGCTATCCAAGATCTCCGTCAGCTGCAATTGCGAGTCGATGGTATTTGCCATATTATTTTATTCTTTCGTTAAAAAATTGTTACTTAGTTATTCGAGCGGTTGCGATACTGCTTAACCAATTCGGAGCGCTCGGCGTGCGATTCGCATCCGGCCAGGGCTTCTTCGAGTTCGGCTTCGTTAGCCGGGGCGTTTTCGGTTTCGCTGGATGCTGCGGCGGGCAGATCCTCGGGTGCCACGTGACTTTGAGCGGCGATCTGCGCGGCTTGTTGGCCGGCGGAGGCGGTGGCGGATTTTACCGCGCCTTCCAGCTCTTCGATCTCGGCCAGCTTGGCATCGTAATCGCTTTGCAGCCCTTCGAGTTCGCTCTGGAGTTTGGCTTCACTGCTTTGCAGCTTGGCTACCGCTTCATGTAGGGCGGTGTTCTCCGCGTCAAGCTCGGTGACTTGCTCGGTAAGGGCGACGACTTTCTGGGCGTCTTTTGCTTTCGCGCTCTCGAAGATGCCGAGAATACCGCCCTTTTTGGGCTCCTCGGTGCTTTCGCCTGCTATTGGTTGGTCGATATTCTCGGACATGTCTTTTTTTATGAAAATTACTGTGAACGTTCGAAGGGGTTTAAAATGTCAAGGGGCGCTTGATCTCCGCTGCCACCAGCGAGCCTAGATCCTGGTAAACACCATCGATTAAACCGGCATCCTGCGCCCGCTTGCCGGATAAGCATTGGCCTTCGAGGGCGGATTCATCGACGCCGGGGCGTTGCTTGCGGACGAAGTCTTTAAACTTGGCACTCAGGCCGGAGACTTCGCTGGTTAGGTAGTTACTCTCCTCCTCGGTCATCGCCTTGCCGGGATAGCCCAGGGCTTTATATTTACCGTCGCGAAATAGCTTCAGCTCGATGCCGCGTTTCTTCAGCGCCTCGCTCTGGTCGTAAAGAGCGATATAGGTACCGACACAACCGACATCCGCCGAATTGCTGGCGTAGATTTTACCGCACGCGGAAGCCAGCTTGTATCCGGCGCTGGCCATGGTGCCGTCAGTATAGGCAATGGTGCGTTTAGCTTTGCTTAGTTCGAGGATGCGCTGCGCGGTGTCGCTGGATGGGCGAGCCATGCCGCCCGGCGAATCTATATTAAAGATGACGGTTTGGATGCGATCGTCGCGGGCGAGCTCTTCGATGTCTTTATCGATGTGCTGGAGATCGACCCCGCCGCAAAAGGTTTCGAGCATGGAAAGCTTTTTGCCCAGCGTGCCTTCGATGGTCATTACGGCTATACTGCCGTCGTCGGATATCTCCACCGGGTTAAGGAAGCGGTCGCGATTCATCGGCCGGGAGGCGAAATTATTCTCGGAAAAATCGGGTATATTCTGCCCCTTGCCATCCACGTGCGCCAGGAGCGCGGCGGAAATCGCGGCGTGATGCTCGGGCAAAATCTGCCAGGGCGATGTAAAAACTTGGCTAATGATGCGCGGATAAGGTGTTGCAGCGGCCATGGTTTATAGTGTTTTTAGTGGGTGTGGCCACATGGCCACTTATGGTTATTATTGTTTTTATTATAAATTTAAGCTTTGACCCATTCCGGGCTGCGGGTTGGGTTGCGGCGGCAGGTCTTCGGCTCCGGGTGCCATGGCTGCCACGGCGGCCCCTGGAGGCGGTGATAGCAACATGGCTTGCACGGCGGCGACCATCTCGGGCGAAAATTGCTCCATGCTTTCGGCGCGCTCGATGGTGTAGGCGATTTCGCGCAGCCATTGGTCAATATGCGGCTCCCAATTTTCCTGTAGCTCGCCGTAGTGGCTGGCCAGGGTTCGCATACCGGGCTGGCGGCGCTCTTCAAGATTGAGATGTCCTTCGTTGCCGCGATCGATGGTCATTTTCTTGGGGTGGATCCATTCCACATCCCACCAGTTGCCTTGATCGGGTTCGCGCAGGCGACCGGCGGCAATCTCGTTGCCGATCAGGTGGAACCAATAGCGCTGGCAAAACGGTTGTAAAATTTCGGAACGGTAGTTGCGGCTGGTTTGCTCGGAGTGTTCTTTGATCAGCCTGGATGTGTTGCCGTTGAGGTTGGCCAGGTCCCAGAGGACTTCGGGCGAGTAGTCGAATGAGAGCGAGCACTCGCGAATAAACCAGTTGAGCAGGTTCATCTGCTCGGCTGCCGGGCGTGCATCGTGTAGGACTTTAGGTTCAATGTCCTGCAATTCAGGTATTGCGCCGTCCATGCCAGGCATCAAGTCTTCAATGCGGAGCTTGGTTTTTGCGGTTACTAATTCGTTGCCATCCTCGGCAGCGTTGGCCACGTCGCGGCTGTGCGAATCGATGTAATCGCGGATTCCGCCGGCCAGGCCATCGTCGCCCAAAAAATTGTTTTGGTTGGGGCTGTGCAGGTAGAAACCGACCAGGCCGGATCGCTTGATGTTGCCCATCATATCGCCGGTGACTTCGCGCACATCGAGCATCCGAGTGATGCAGGCGTGAAACGGTGTCACGCCGCGTGGTTGGCCGGCCCGCTCCCAAAACGCGGATAGGTGGGCGACATCGGCCCGGTAATCCTTGTATTTATCCGGGTAATCGGGGTTGATGATGCGGACCTTTTTTAAGCGGTTGCCCTTATCGACTTGCACGCCATCGAACCAACCGCTTAAATGGTCGCCGCCGCGCGGGTCTTTGATCTGGTGCGCCTCAAACGGCGCGACCATGGTGGAGCCGCCGAAGCTTTCGGAAAAGATCGAGCAGATATCACCGTCGATCAACCAGCGCCGGGTGAGAAAGCGCTGGTAAGTGAGGAAGTTGAATTTGCCGGAGCGCTCGAATAGCAGCGGCGATTTTGCCACGCGCCAGAATGCGGCGAGCGCCTCCTGCTTCCACTCGGTGTCGCGGGTGATCGGGTCCGGGTGGAGAGCGCCCATCATGCGGGAAATGCCGCACACCAGTCGCTTGGCATAGCCGACGTTATCGTAAAGCCAACGGGAGCGGCGCAACATCTCGGTGCGGGAATAGCTGGTGATTTCCTTGCGGGTATCCAATTGAGGAAAAACCACGTAGCCACGATTATAAGAATTTTGCGCCCCGCTGAATCCATTATTCGCGTAATTGCTGAAATTCTCCATCGATAGGCCGGAGCCATCAGGTAGGTAAATAACCGACTCGGGCTCGGTTGCTGCCTTCTTTTTATTAGGCTTGCCGGGGCGCGGGATCGCCGTGGCCGGTATGCCCCGACGTGGCTTGCCGAGCGCGGAGAGATCGGGCCGGGTGGCGGGCAAGGTTGGAAATGGTTGCTGTGCAGTCACGCCGATGGGCGCAACGTCAAACAACTGTACACTGTACAAAGGGTGACTGTAGAGTGTACAGTCGCTAGACTTTGCGGCATTGGGTACACAAAATGCGCGGGCGGCTGGCCAGGTATTCGCGAGACTGGGGCGTATCCGGCAGCGCGAACACGTGGGCGCAGTCGAGCGTTAAATGGATTTTTTCGCCAACTTGCTCGGTTAGCAGGATGGAGCGCGGCGGCGGTCGCTGGGTGGTGTCGTCGATCCCCATGCGCGTCAGCAGCGCGTGGATGCACGCATCGTTGTGGCGTACGGTTTTATCAAGATCCGCGAGATAGTAAAAAAAGGACTCCCGCCCCGATACTGACGGCCACTTTTCGAGCAGCTCGGCCAGCAACGGTAAGGCGGCCGATATCTGCTCGGAGTGCTTTCTTAAACTCCGCATGACCGTCAGCAACGGATTCAATAAATACCGCCATAGTACAATTAGTGCGCCAGCTACTGCCGATATCCATCCGGCTGTTTTTAGAATCAGGTCGAAAGTTGTTATTTCCATCCATGCCTATTCTATCGGCCGGGCGTTGAAATTGAAAAAGCGCGAGCGCACGGTGCCGGGACCGTCTGCTGCATCCTCCAGCTTGGAAATGGCGGCGGCGATATTTTCCAGCGCCTGGTTGATCTCGGGCAGCGAGCGCGGCGCGAATTGGAATGAAACGCCGTCGAGCTGTTCGCCGGTGAGTGCATCGGGGGCGAGGGCGGCTTCGAGCAGGGCGCGGCGAAAGGTTTTCAACTCGGCTAGGGTGTAGGACTCGGATAGAGCCGTGGCGAGGATTGAATGGGCTGGCATACTAACAAACGAAAGGTTGTTAATTGCGGGCGGCTGGGCTATGCTCTCCGGCATATGAGCAGCAGCATTAAGGGACTCGACCCCATCGATGGCGAGCCACCATTTGGTGATTTATTGGAGATCGGGAGAAATGAAAAATCCGAAACAACCCGAAATCCGAAAGCCGAAGCCGAAGAGGAGGAAACGGAACCGAAAACCGGGCAGGATACCGAAAAGTAATTTTTTTCTGCTACTCCCCTTTAACCGCTTTCTTTAGCGTCATGCTGGAATAGCTGGATGGACGCAGATCAAACGTCCCGGAATAGCCGGAGCCAAACCGGTAAAACCACTGCCGACCCTGGGCTGTATTCATCAGCTGGCGGAATGATTTGGCATCGCTGCCGGTCGCCTGGTTGTAACGGGTGGTAAACTGGGCAGCCTGGGCTGCGTTGGGAACAAACCCGGCACGGGCGAAATTGTAATAGCTCTTTACCTCGCCTGGAGCGGGTGGGCGCAGCGAGCCGTTGCCCTGGCCCTCGGTGGTAACGGTCATTTCCACGAAGCCACGGCCGCGCAGGGCGGCGGCTTGTTGGGATAGCAACCCGGCTCCCCGGCCGGCGTAGGTGCCGCCGGGATCGGTTTGGAAGCGGGCAATCTCGGCCACCCCATCGCTACGCATGGTGGTTTCTATCGTGAGACCCTGGCCATCGGCAACCACCAGCGTAGACGGCCCGCCGATGCCGCCGGATACCGGCACAATGGTAATCTCGCCGCTGAACTCGGGCGGGATACCGGCCATCTCGGCTAGCTCGGTGTACCCCCATGGCGATTCATTGCCAACAACGTTAAAGGTCGCGTTTTCGTAACCGGGACCGCTGGCGGGTGTGGTGCCGCGCCCGCCGCCAGCACCGCCGACGGCTGTTTTACCTCGATGATCTTTCGCCGTTGCCATGATTGGCGCGGGTTGTTAAAGGATCAATCCCCGGCGGCAGTTTCGTCATCGGCGGGCTCCAGCTCGCCGTAACTGAGCTGCTCGCCCCGCGCTATGCGGGTGCGCTCGTTTTCGCAATGGGTCAGACCGTAATCGAGACAAAACTGTTTTACCTGTTTACCACCGCCGTAAACCAGGAACACCAGTTCGTCGGTTTCGGCATGTTCGACGGCTACGCTATGGGCGTATTTTAGATGGTCGATCGAGCAATCCGCGCCCCGCGTGGCATAAGCGCGCCAACCACGCGGCACGCCGAGCAGGTTTTCGGGCATGTATTTCTCGGGAACGTAGAGATCGACCAGGATACGGCGGTTGTTATGCTGCCAGTAACGGGAGATCCAGCGTTTTAAACCGATCAGCTGGTGGACCTTCCAGAGCGGGGTCCGGTTGATAATGGTAAAATTCAACTCTGCCAGGGTGGGCGCGGAGGTTACCAGCGGGCGGTTTGGGTATTTCTCTAAAGCTGTGAATCGGTAATCCTCAACGTAGAAAACAAATGTCCCGTTGAATGGCTGGCCCTTTTTCCCAACCACGTAATCTTCCATGCGTTTGGCGCGAGTCATGCCGCCCCATGGCATGATCGGCTCATCGATCAGATCGCCCTGTAGACTCGGCAACAGGCGCGGGATCTCTATTTCGTTATCGGTGGTCCAGTTGGTGTTCGGAATCTCGGGCAGGTTGCCATCGAATTGATCGATATCGATCACCGAGACGCCGCCGGCCCCGGATATACGAGGCGGCTCCATGCCTGGCAGGAACGTCTGGTATTCTCGCTGGTTGTTATGGTCGGTCATAATGTAAGGTTTCCCGTTGGTTTTCTTTTTGCTGGCGTTGGAAAGCGCCGGAGAGGATTGGCCAAATCACGCCGATTTGCATTTTGCAGGTGTCGCCGTAGTCGTTCGGCGGGGCTCCGTCTGGATGCACAAAACGCTGGGTTTCAAAATCCCAGTATTCACTGGTTAATTCGGTCACAATGTCTTGCGGCACTGGATCGGGCAGCCATAGGCGCGGCTGGCTTCGGTTTTGTACGGTCTGAAAATAGAAATCGACTTTGATCGAGTGATCGTGGAATTTGTAATAACGCATCCGCACGCCGCCGTCGAGGATATCCTCTTTTTCAGATAGGGCATCGGACATATAGCGCTCGTTAGGGCCGCCCCAACCGAGCAAGGGATACAAGCGCCAGTTGCGTTTTTGCGCGGTGCGAGCGATTCGATAGACTTCTTTCACCGAATCGCCCCGGTCGATGCCGCCGCCGTAAATGGTATGTTTGTGGCGTTCGCCGGTTTCGGGATCCTCCCAGTGGTAGCCCCGGCCCTGGAGACTGAGCAGTTCCTGCTTGGTGTTGGATATGCCGTAATCGATCAGCCAAGCCTGGCCATCGAGTTGCCAGGCAAACACGGTCCACTTGTAGCAATGTTTTTGCTTATCAATCGAGATGGTGAGCAAGATCGGATCGCACGGTAGCGGCGCAATTTCTTTTCCGTTGCGATCGTAGCACAGGCCGAAGCGCTCGCCGTGTTTCTCGGTGCGTGATCGCTTCTCTTTTTCGCCGTTTTCGTCCAGGGCATCGTACCAAACGGTTTCTGTAACCCCGCCCCGGAGCGCTAAAATAGTTTCGTCTACAACATGCAGTTCTTTCGCCTCAACCGGCAGTCCAAGGAAGTTTTTGCGAAAATCTTCCTTTTTTGCTTCGGAAAGGTTAATAATAGCGCAGGAAATCCATTTTTTCGCCAGCTTTCCCCAAGTTACCTGCGGAAATGGGCTGTAAAGATCGGAAATATGAAAGCTACGCACGCCGGGCTCGGGTGATATCGGCGTGTTTTTTAGCATCATTCGCTCGTTTTTGGGTGTCTTGCACCACGCGCCAGCCTTCACCATGGCGTATTTTTCCCACTCATCAATCCGGCCATCGCACGCCTGGCACTGGTAAAACGAATCATTTACGACTTTTTCGAAGTCCCAATCACCGGTCACCTCGTCTTTACAATGCGAATAGCGCACCTGATCCCAAACCAGCTCGATTTTTTCGCCGCAACGCGGGCAGGGAACCAACCATTTTTCTTGTGAGCCGCGCAGGAAGCAATCGTGGATAATCCCGCCTTCGGCTTGCGGCTTGCCGATCATGTAAAGGGTGTATTCGTTCACCGTCGTAAATCGGCTTTTCACCAGGTCGTAGGTGGTGCCGTCTGGTAGTTCTTCATGATCTTCGGGTTCGTCGAGAATGGCGACTCGATACCAGGTTTCACGAAACGGCGAGGGCGAGCCGGAGCCAGTGCCCTTGATAATCATGTTTTTCAGCCGGATGGTAAGGGTGGAAAAATCATTTGGATCATCGCTTACCTGTTCCTTGGCTAATACCCGGATTTGTGGAGCCACGCGGCCTTTAAAAACATCGATGGCTTTTTCGCGGGAATTGATGCAATAGAGCGCATTGCCGGGGTAATTCGTCGGCATATAGCGCAGCACATTTAAAGCGCCCTCGGTTACGCCGGTCCTACTGGATTTCATCACCGAAATCTCGTTGGTTTTCGGATCGCGCAGCGCGTCTTGAATTTCACGATTCCAGGGCGTTTGGCTGGAGTCGTAGCGCGGCAGGTCGGACGATTGGATTTCATCCAGGTAAACCCGTTCGTCTGCCCATTTCCATACCGGCGTTTCGGGCGACCCCATAAAGATGGATGAGAAAATATCGCGAACCAATGTTTTCTCTTCTATCATGATGCTTCGAAAAGGTTTTCGCCGAAGTAGCCGGAGCGCAGCACCTCAAAACATTTATCACGCGCCGCTACTGCCGCCATTCGCCGATCATCATTCGGCAACTCGGGCGCGTGGTTTTTAAGCAGATCCTCCATGGTGGCGAGAAACCCGCGTTGCAGGACATTCGCAACCGCCGCAATCTCCACCTGAATCATCGATTTGCGAACCAACAGCCCACGGTCCTCCTGAATCTTATTGAAGTCTTTTTCCCATTTCCGTTGGGTTTCAACCGCGCTAGTCCAATCCTTTCGCCACATTTCAGCCCCACCCGGATCACCGCTCGCCAGTGCATGCTTCAGCTTTTTATATGCCTCATTGGCCAACTCCCGCGCCTGCCTAAGCGATTCCTCCGCCCCTTCTAATTCTAAATCGTCTCCCGCCGCGGCACGCCCATTTTCGTCTACTTCTTCCGAAAATTTTTCTGGCACTAAACCGCTTTTTGCCTCCGGTTCGGATTCCTCAGAAACCATTGCCAGAATTTCAGGGGGCACCCTGGTTTTCTTACAGCGCCGCCACCAGGTCACCAGCTGGGCCGGATCGTGGAGCGGCGGCAACTCCCCTTTACTTTTGCCCGTCGCGACCCATTCCCGGATCGCCCTGGGCTTTTTCCCGAATCGTTGGCCATAGACCACATAAGACTCGGGATAGGTAACCCGGCCACTGGGGGAAATGCGAATCCCCGCCGCAGCCAAATCATCTGTAAGAATATCCATTCGAAAGGGCAAAAAGTCAAATGAAGCGTCATATTAACTTTTCAATAATTTGCCCGTTTTTTTGGGAGGGGCGGCGGCCCA